TGCACTAGGTAAATCCTTCCCAGTTACTGCAGCATAATCAGTTGCAGCCGTTATTAATTGTTTAGTAGCTTCATTACTTAACCCAGCAGCCTTTGCAACAGCAACTTGCTCTTTAACTAAATCATCTTCAAATTTAGTTGTGCTCTGTATAGTTTTGGCAAATTCATCAAATAACTTGATGTTTTCTTTTGTTGCCTCCCCTGTGGATAGCAAAGCGGAGTTAAGTTTAACCATTACATTTTGAGCATTAACTGATTCGCTAATTACTCCACTAAAGAAATCTTTAATAGAACTAGATATTGAATCAACTGCTTTTGTTGCTGTATTTGCTGCGAATGAACCTATAAAATTACTGAAAGATAGACTTACTTTTGAAAGGCTTTTTTCTGTTTTATTTGAAAATCCGTCTAATGACTTTTCAATACGAAGAAGCGATTGCTCTAGCTTTGTTGCGTCGATCTCAATGGGGACTTTTATTTCGTTGTCTGCCATTTTCTTTGGTTCCTTTCAATCTCTTCGTTTTCGTTCTTAATTAAAATTCTATCAATAAGATTTAAAACTTCAATAACCTTATTTGGTTGTTCCATCATAGAACCACTAAATGGCATGACTCCATTTCTAAAATGCTTAACCATGTCTATAAAGTGCATGATAGAAAAGTTAGCAAAGTTAGCAGGGCATCTATAGTATTTTATGCCATTTTCTGTTTCAAAGATAGGTTTTTGAGACTTTATAGCGCAAGCCTTTTTCTTATCCCTGTAAGCTTGCCCATATTTCTTTTTGCAAAATTCGCAATTAAAGAATTTATTAGATACAACTTCGACTGTCGTTAGAATCTCAAAATGTTCCATTTCTGAAACATGAGAGACTTTATTGATCTCATAAATGAGATAATCTAAGACAGTCTTTATTTGTTTGGGATGACTTTTACCTCTGCCCCATCAATATTAAAATCACCAGCTAAAACTTTTGTTATACTATCGAAAGCGTTTGTATTGCTCAGTGAGCTAATTATTTCATCAACACTGTTATCGTCTAATGAACCATTCTCGAACACTGGAACATAGTCAGAATCATCATAGCACTTAAGCCCTTCGATGCCCTTTAAACAGTATTTAACGACTTTATAGGCTTGCTCTAATTGGTTGCCTGTTAATTCTCCACCATTAATCTTGGTAATCCCTGCAATCTCAATTTTTTGAGCCAAAGAAAGCGGAGCAATAAGCATTTTAATTTCACCTGATTTAATTTCAATTCTGTCAGAAAGTTTTAAAATCTTCATAATTCTCCAATAATAAAGCCCCAATTAAGGGGCTATGTTTGTTTTATAAATGTTAATTTTTTAATTAAACAAAGGCTAGAAAAATAGAGTCACCACCAAGTTTTCTGTAAGACTTGAATGAAATTTGGTCAATCATAATGCCATCGATATCTGCACTTGGCATGTTTTCAATTTTAGCTTGAGGAATCCAAAAAGCCACATAGTTCGAGCCTTCACCTGTAGTATTTGTAGGATTTTTAGCATATCCAAAAATATGAATGTCATTGTTAGCATTAAATAATTCAAATCTAGCAACGTCATCATCTTCCATATAAGGGTTAATTGTTCCGCTTACTGCAAGATTAGTGAATCTAGATGCAATTTTACCCGACTCTGAACAAGATGATTTAACTTCTGCTTTAGTATTTTCAACGTTTAGCCCAAATTCAGTATAGTCAACTTCAACCCCATTAATCCAAATACAAGAATCTAAAAGAACTGGTGGAAGCGCATCATTTGAAAAATCTGGCTCAAAAGCTGGGGCATTTACAACCTTAACCATACTTAGACCTTCAACATCAAATTTCCAATTTGAAACTTTACCAGTTGAATAATTTTCTAAAGCTGCTTTTACGCAACGAATACCAGCCATTTTTTCTTCAATTTCTCCACCAACATAATCAGTAACAGAAAGAGTTGGAGCGCCTTCACTATGAAAATATTTAGTAAATTTTTCAATAACTACTTCATCAATTGGAGCACCATTATCTAAAGCAAACTTAAGAGTAATATTTGCCGCACTTGGAGTTGAATCAACTGCTGAGATTGGGCGCATTTCAAAGGCACTTGGTTGCTTAATTAAAATGATGTCATTTGCTGCATATTTACCAATATCTGCATCTTCAATTTGAATAACCGTAGAAGTATTCCCAGTTTTTGTAGTTGATGCGTTAGATGTTTTGAAATCTCCTAGTAATGACTTGTATAAAGCTGCCTCTCTAGGAGCATTTCCAGCAGTTGAACTTGCTTTAAATTCAACTGAAACCGATCCAGTTAAGTTAGACATACCAACACGGCTAGCAACTTCTTCAATTGTGCTTGTTAGGTTATTTCTTGATACAGCTTCACGTGTAAAAGAAAATTCTAGTCCATTTTCCAATACCTCTAAAGCCTCAGTTGCACTTGCAGGGGCTACATAAACGCCTTCTGTAGTTTCTTCTTTTACGAAAATACTAGATTTTCCTTTAACTAAACCGATGCCCATTTTGTACCCCTCTTATAAAGTTTCATTTCTATATTTAATCACATAGCTTGCCGTAATAGTTACCGAATTATTATCATTATCAATATCAGGTGAAGATAAATCTATTGATTCAACTACTAAAACTCTAGCTATATTAATGTTACGCTGAAATAGCACTTTTTCAAGTTTTTCATGTTCTTCATAAAGCCCCATAATAACTAAATCTAAGGCAGAATCCTTATCTGATACATTCTTAAATTTAGAACTTAGTAGAACCTCAAAAGTTTGATTTATAGTGATTGTTTTATTTGTTCCAGTTGTTGAGCTTCCAGAGTTTGGTCTTACTGCGTAAATATCACCGCTAGTTCTTTCATTGTTCAATTGAAAGTCCCATATATATCTAGATTTTTTAAAGTTTGGACAAGTTGATTCAATTAAATTTTCTAACCCATCCCGAATATCTTTAACTAAATTAGACACGATCTATCCTTGCGAAATTTACTGATTGAGTTTCATTTGCATCTTTAATGCCATCATCATTTTTATCAATAGAAAGAAAATACAAATCTATTTTATCGCCATACTTTGATTCAAATTTAACTGCTTTTTCATGCCATTTATCGCCAACTGCATCACTGATCCAAAAAAATATTTTTGATAGAACTAAAAACTTAGACGCATCTTTCATTTCTTCAAAATCTAAAAGGTCAAATTGATCTAACTTCTTTTGCTCCAATCCCTGTATCTTATTTCCTTGGTTTCTAAGCTTAGTAACAATGTCATTTCTTGCTGCTTGGTGGAAACCTATGAATGATGATTTATTCTCAGGTAAAAAGTCTAAAATATTCGGGTATTCTTCTGTTAAGTTAATGTCATTTGAAAAAACTAAATTAATACCTGAGTATTCAATTGAGCTTGTATCTGAATCTACTTTTAGCTTATACCAATACATTTCTTTAGAATGAAGAGTTGTCTTTACTTCATTGGCTTGATTTCTTTCCCATTTAATAAACCCTGATCTTTTAAGACCATCAGTTTCTTCTTCAATAACTAAATCAGTAAATGCCCCATTATAGTATTGTACTGATACTAAAGAAGTATTTGCATTAAACGCATTAAGTTCTAAATACATGGCATTAATTGGCTTATGAAAGCCTATGTCAATTGATTCAGAATCTAATAAAATAAGCGAAACAGAATCACTTAAGTAATCCTCAAACTTTTTTGAATAGTCATTGCTTCCATGAAATACAGTCAACATAAAAACCTCTTAAGGGTAACTCACAAATTTCCAATAACCAGAGCCGCTATCTTGTAGCTCTAGTCCGTTTGGATGGGCACAATACTCATTAAAATTATAACTATAAGTGCTCCAAAAATCCGTAAAATCTAGAGGTAAATCACATTTATCGTTAGGAGCATAAAAACCCGCTTCTAATAATTTATTAACTTCTTCAGCTCGTTTAAATCCATCTAGTACTATTTGGTGTGCTGCTGGCATATTTATCTCCTTATAAGTTTCTTAATTTCCAAATATCCCCGCCCTCGTCACTTAAGTACATTCCATTTCTGTTTAAAAGGGTTTGAAATTCCGATGAATGAGCATCCCAGTACTCTGTATAAACTACAGGCAAGTCAACGATGTCGCCCACTCTTAGAGACTTCAACCTAACAAGGTCTATTATTCTTCTTGCATAGAGTGCGCCTGCTTTAATATTTTGAAAATTTGCTGACATAAAAAATCCTTAAAAAATTACCTGTGAAAAAGTATCTTCTTTGTATTCCAAAGAATAAGTATCTCCCTCATCCATTGCCGCCTCGGCTTCTGATTGAGTAAAGTACTCACCCTGTAAAATTTTACTTCCATCCTCTTGTAGCTCAAATAATTGATACATATTAATCTCTCGCTGTAACTGTTAAGTAATTTAAAGTTGACCCTGTGCCTGCTGTTGAAACTCTTAATCTAACAAATTTACAAACTATACCTAGAGGGAAAGTAACGAACTTGAACCCACCTGCAACGGCATCGATAGTCGTTCCACTTGCTGTGAACCAATTTGAATTGTCCTCTGATCCTTCGAGTGTGAACACAGGCGGCGTTCCACCTGCTGCCATATTCGCTAGTACGTTTATGCTGTTGCATCCTTGGATAAACATTGAGGAAGTAGTCGCATTGAGTGAATTAACGGAAATAGTTCTGTCAAAAAATCTTCTAATTGCTGGGGTTGAAAGCGACCTAGAAACTCTTACCACGCCTCGAGTGAAACTTGGTGTTGTACCTGCGATAGTTTGGACATATCTAATATGAGTTCCGCTTAATTTTAAAAGTGGTGTATTGTATGATCCTGTCGCTGTTATTCTTTCAAAATGATAAACATCAACCCAATTTGTCCCACCGTCAAAAGTCTCTTGGACAACTACGTCCATTGTTGGTGCTGTTCCACTCACGGCAGTTACCGCTAGAGAACAAACTATAGCCTGAGTATTTGCCATAGAAATAGCACCAGACGTTGACGTGACCGTGATCGCTGCTGAGGCAATATCCGTTACAGAGCCAGAGGCTAAATTGGCTGCCGTTACAGAGGAAACAGTCGAGCATGTTGTAACTGTCCCCACTGTAGTCACTGTCGCTAAAGTCTGAGCCGCTGCAATTGAAACAGTTGCATTTAAATTTGCAGCCGTTGCATTCTGAACCAAGTTTGCAAGTGGGTTATAATTATTTTGAGAAAGAATAGTGAATGCTTGAATCGAACCACCGCCAATAGTTGAACCTATTCTTAGTCTCAAATATCTAGCAGTGCATGAGCCAATGTAAATAATTGCAGATGCTGTAGCTGTAATTGCTACCGCTATTGGAGCACCTTGAGACTGTAAATTATTAACTGGGCATGTAACAAAGTTTATATTGTCGTTAGATGATTCAAAAATAAAGTTACCTGATGTCCCTGTTGAAATAACTTGAATCGCAAAACTTCTATAACCTGTCGTGTCCGTAGCAGTAGATCCTGACGTAGTTGTTAAAATATTATTAACTGTAGCTGTCTGAGCTGACTGTCCAGTTATCGCTTGGTCTTGAACATTTTCATTGGAAAGAGTCACCGCTAAAGAAGACGCAGCAGCTTTTTGTCCTAATGAAGTTGGAAATAAAGTTGCTAGAGATGTTATATTTTGAGCAATCTTTTTAGTTAAAGCGATAAGTGAAAATGTGCCTGTGTCAGTTGTTGCAACTGAATCAGCGATAGAGCCTAAACCTGTGTTTGTAGTTCCAATCCTTGAATCGATATTCCCTAAAGAAGTGTTCCCAGTTGTCTGAAGTGCTGACGTTGCTACACCTGAAACAGTCACAGGGATTGAAGCTTGATCAGAAGATAGAACTACAGGGAGAGAGTTCACCATAGTTTTTTGACCGAGAGTAAAATTAGTCCCATTTACTTCGTTTAAGCTAATTGGCGCATTATTTAACTGTGTAGCACTCGGGATAGTTCCAAAGTATGTGTCAATTACGACTGTATCTGAAATACCAGAGGCATTTTGATATTGAAGTTTGAAATAATTTCCATTCACAACGCCAGAGCGAGCAAATCCACCTGCTGCCGCTGAAAAAGTAATTGTCTGAGCAAGTTGCGTCCCTGCTGCATCAATATACATGTATAAAAAAACGTTCCCGATTTGATTATTTTTAATCAAAATAGAGTATGCTTGCTGGTTTAGAGTTGTAACGATTGAGCCTGTTATTGTAGCTCCACCGCTCAATGTAGTATTGAATGAGTTTCCACTTGAGAAAATGAAATTAGTGGCTGACTGAGCGGTCATTAAGGCAGCACTTCCACCGCTCGAAACCGAACCTATAACACTAGTCCCATCGTATATTTTAGTTAGCTGTGATCCATTGATTGAATTATCATCAATGACATGAACTTTTCCAGATGAGTCAACTTTGATATTTCGCTGAATTGAATTGTCTTCTTGTCCTGCAATTAAAACACCCTTTGATTCTTGAGCGATTGCCGACGAACCCGCTCTTTCGCTTTTAGAAGAAACAAATTGAAGCGAGGGGAAATTAACATCTAAAGGTAATGCCGAAAATATCGGAGTGAGTTCAGGTTGAACTTTTAAAATACCCTTACTGGTTACTGCAAGTTCGCATTGGTCACCATTACTTAAAGTCTCCGTGAAGCTATCTCGATACATTCCACCAATGAGAACATTTCTACCAGATGATCCAATTCCTGAACCTGCATCTTTTTCATTATTAGTGATTGCAGACTGAATGCTTCCAAGATACGAAGTAGATGTTGACGCGTAAGACTCAATGTTGGCTGTATGCCCATCAATATTAGATAGAAAAGAATTTCCTGTATCTTGTTTGGCACTTGTAGAAAAATCTTTAGCGATTAGTGTATCCAATTTAGAATTAGTCGTGACTTGATTAGCACTCGTGGCTGCGCCAGATGGCAATGGTAGACTTGCCGCGCTTACTGGTTGTATTTCACTTAAATCAGCTTTTAATTGAAGTTCAGTTAATAAGTTATCTAGCTTGCCATTTGTTGTAATTTGATTGGCTGAAGTCGCTGAACCACTTGGAAGTGGAAGACTTGAAATTGAAACAGGCTGAGTCTCAAATAAGTTAGCTTTTAGCTCTAATTCACTTAATAAATTATTTAAAACTGTTAATTGTGAAGTTTGAACCGATGAACTTAGGTTTGCATTTGGTTCATCATAAAAGATTTGAATAACATCCGAGTTACTGTGTGTAGTTGTATCGAAATCCAAAGTCGCAACATTTGACGCCCAACTCGCCCCATTGGGTGAACCAACAGCATAAATAACAGCTTCTTTTGTTGTATTAATAACCGCCAAGAGATTCTTTTTATCAAAGCTTGCATACCCAGAAAAATCAATCTCTTTTGTTGCTGCATTGAAAGAGTAACCACTTTGTAAAACTATCTTCATTATTTATCCAAATATTAAACTATTAATTATGACTAAATTATCAATTTGAGATTTCGTATAATAGCGAATATCTCCTCTCGTATCGTTATGATATTGAGTGTGATCATCATCACTTAAACCAGTTAGCATCCCATGATCTGTAACACCTGCCCCATCTTCACCTTTTTCAGCTAATAATTGCCAGTAAGTCGTGTTAGTTGGAGTGTTCCCAGTTGTTGATGATAAAGCAACATAAGAGCTTCCATTGTAAGATACAGAATCAAGTGCATTATATGCAGTTGAATTATTATATTCTCCTGTAAAATTAATGTCACCTGTAAGATTTAATTGAATAGGATTTAATAGTTGAACAATTTTGAAATCAGACATAAGTTAATGAACTCCTATTGTCCCAAATATTATCAAATTCAGAACTAGCGCAAGTTATTCTTATGCCACTAGATAAATCAATTTTCTTAACCTTCCATTTAGGTTCACTAGTTAAAGCACCAATTAATCCTTCACCAAGATAAATCAAAGTAGATGAAACTTGGTCAACAATTAACCCTTGAGAATCTTCTTCACTAACTACTGCAACTTTTGAATTGCCCCCAGAACTACGGAACTTTTTATATTCACGCTCTTTTTCGTTGAATGGCATCATAAAGAGTTCCTTAGAAGTGATTCTTCAGCATCTTCATTATAAAACGCATACCATTTTTTTTCAACGAATTGGATATCGAAATAGATAACTTGACCGCCCTTAGCAATATTGTTTTTCAACATAAGAAACCGCAACTCTTTTAAAGTTGCGGCTACTATGTAATTAGGGATTATGCTAATTTTGTTCAAACTTAGTTGTCATCCTTAACGATTAACTTAGAAACACCAGAAACTAACTGTAAGCCTTTTGCACCAAATAATTGGTCCATAGCAACACGTTTAGCACCTGTTCCAAATTCATTTGCTGATTGTTCAGACATCGCAGGAGTTTTTTGGAAAGCTAAAGCGATACCAGCTTTATCAAACATATAGTAAGAAGAAGCTGCTAACCCATTATGAACATAAACTGGAACTCCGTAAACTTTTCCGATCATTCCGTTAGGGATTACAGCAGAACCATAAACTTCAGCTCTAGTAAATTCTTCAATTTTAAGCATAGCTTTTTCTTGATCAACACCAACGATCAAACTTAGAGCATCTTTGTTTGCAAAGTTAGCTAGTAAATGTTCACGCATATCTAAAACGATATCTCTAGTGATGTCACCAGCAGTTGCGATTGCATAACCATGAGCTTCTAATTTAGAAATAACGTGAGTATCAACATAGCGGCCATGCGCTGCGGCTGCTCTCATAGCTAGTTCTGATTGCCATTCAATTGTTGATTGAACTTCATCATTTGAATCAACGATCCAAGCTAAATAAGCTGCTTGATCAAGGTCAAGTTTATCTACACTTGAAGTTAAAACAGAAGCATCACCTTGAGCACCAGAAGTTCTGTTTGATACAGAAAAAGAAGTCAATTTTGGGAAGCTGATTGATTTAGCTCCCTTGATTGCAAATTGAGAAACGTTAGTAATAAGTGGAAGAAGTTGAGCGTTAAAAGCTAGTTCTTTTTGAACTAGAGCAGCGATCAAGTCTTGCTTTGTAGCACCTGTTTGTGTATTACCATGAATTAAATCAGCCATTTTATCTCCTAAATTAAGCTATTCCCACCAAGTTTTTTCAATGCTTCAAGGATTTCATTTTTATCCATTGAGTTAACATTTTTACCGACTGTAGGGTTTTCGGTTGGTGGTTTTTTATTAAATGTTCCTACGCTTTGCGATTGCTTGAACAGATAAGGTTTGTTTTCATTCAGTGTTTGCACATACAATTTAACTGCATCATCCGATATTGAAAGGCTTTCTTCATCTATCCCATCATATAGAATTGATGCGTATTCGCTTTGATTAAGAAGGTCTTTATGGTTATGAGCATTAGGAGCATACTTAACAACTCTAGAGAAAATTGATTCAGTTAAAGCTTTTTTAGAGATATCTTTCTTTTCTGTTTCCAGCTTCGAAGCTTTCTCTTTCCAAATTTTTAATTGTTCCTCTAAGTTTGTTGAGCTTTCCAGCTTCTCGTTTACTAAGACTTCTTTTTCTTTCTTGTACGAATGAGCAAGTTCTTTGTTCTTTTTTGATTCATCGAGAAGCCTAGAATTGGTCCCTTTCAGTTCCTCAACCATCTTCGTTAATGATTCAAGTGTAACTTCTGAACTTTTTCCATTGCCTTCGCTTTGGTTGCCTTGTCCTTCGACATTGGCACTTTGATCTGTCATTGCTTTTCTCCTATTATGTTACCAAATTCCGCTTAGTTGTAAAGCGGTGTCATTTATTAGTGTTAATTTTTATCTTTAATGCCTTCGATGGCAAGAACTTCAATAGTGAGAATGTGAGTGACTTTTTTGCTTTATCTAAAAGCAGTTTATTAATCCTTGGAGAAAATTCTTCACCTTGGTTAGTTGGCAAAAGCCTTCTAATGACTTTCTTTCTACTAGCCCCTTTAGTGTTGTGGATATCAAGTAGTTTATTATTTCTAGCCCCTTTGGACATAACAAATAATTTATTGCCTTCCTGTTTAATGTATAAAGAATTAAGCATTTCACCAGATGCAGTTAAGTTGACGGGTGATTTCTTTTTACTTTTAAGTTCACCTTTACCGAATTTCTTTTTATAAGAGTCTGAATATTTCTCGAATCTTCCTGCGAAGCCTTTAACTGGGCTGATACCTTTTTTAATTAGATCAACAATGACTGAAATGATCCCATTCTTCCCTAGTAATTGCTTAAATAATTCCTTAGTTGTCTTTTGTCTAATAGCATCATTTATTTTTTTTGTTATTTGTTTCCCTAGCATCAAGGTACTCCTGAATAATGTCGTCAATTCCGTTTAAAATGTCTTTTTTTAGCGTCTGATTCTTGGCAGGTATAAATCTTCGCCTTGGAAGTGTGTCGCCTATATTGTGATTATAAGCCTTAATAGCTTCTTTCTTTTTGAATATACCTATCTCTATGCCATCGCCTTTAGGTTTTGAAATGAGAGCATCTAACATATCGCCATTCAAATCTAAATTAGGTGTTCTGTCTCCACCTTTTTCATTATCTGCATAGCTCTTACCTAGCTTCTTAAACGACTCACCAACTATAGGACTTTTACCTTCACCAACATAATCCAGGATTGATGTTAAAACGTATTCAGCTATATCTTTTTTTGCTTTAGCTTTTTCTGATCTGCTTAATTCTTCTGGCAGATCAATAGGGATAAATGCTGACACTTCATCCTTGCTGAACATTATTTAAACCTTGAAGTAATACTGATTTTTCTTTCTGAATCCTTCCAGCTTTTTCTTTTGCTTGGTCTTCTGATAAATTTGGATCGATCAATTGAAACTTTTCCCAATTCTCCAATAATCCTAATTCTTGCATCTTTTGAATGTTGTCTAGTTTTTCAGTATCAGATATAAGAACTTTGGGCTTCTTATAAGTTATCTGTAAATCTTTTGATTTAAAAACCATAGAACCATAATTTTCTTCAATCTTTTTAATGATCTCGTAAATCTCACATTCTACGTAATGGTATAATTCTTGATTTTCTTCAATGATAGTTTGAACATCTGCGCTTGATAATAGTCTATCAAAGCCAGAAGAAAACTTTTCATTTTGACCTGTGATAACTTGATTAGATTGAATCCCTTGCTCATCTAAAATCATAGACAAGAAAGTCATAATTGATTCTCTGTGACCTGCTAAATCAGGGCTTGGGCTAATATAATCGGCTGTAGTTTCCTTGCTATCTGGGTTAGTAGATTGTGGAAGCTTAATAGCTGTCATTAATCCTTGAGAAACTGTTTTAATATCTTGGTCTGCTGGATATTTAAGAATTAATTGACCTATCTGCATATTCCCAGATGTTAAATAGACAGAGTTAAGTGCATTTACTTCGACTGTCTGCCCTGCAAGTGGCGAAGGATTAGGGTAATTCTGATCAATTTCATGAGGAAGAAAAACAAAAGGAAGAACGCCATAAGGGTTGATATTGTCTGGGTTGCCATCGATTGGAACGTTTTCAAATTTCTTTTCTCCATTCGATTGAGTCGATACCCTAATCAGTTTATGATCTGTGTCAGTCCAAAATGCATAAAGCTTTTTACCAATACCTTCATCTTGCCCACCTGTTTCAGCAATAAGAGGGTTATATAAATCTTTAAATGGTCCATCTGTCACGAATTGATCAGGATAAGAAATAATATAGCAAACAACGTTACCATCATTGTCTTTAACTACATCAAAAGAATATGGAGCTAACGGCACAAAGTCATAGCCATCATCTTCTTTGAAAATACCGATAGCAGTGTATTTGTGTTGATTGTAAAGCTTATCAATTCTTTTCATAGCAACGTTTAAATCACCTTCTTTAGTGATTTCTTCATAAGCGTTAGTTTCTGCATCATTTTCAAGTTTTCTTTTTGGGGCTTCTTTGTATGCTTTTGATTTTTTATCTACAACTTTCTTAAGAACTGAATAGTCAGATATGGAATAATTTTCATAAGTAATTGGGTACCATTGTTTCAATCTTTCTTTAACGTAAAACCACAAGTTCCCATCATAGATTTGCTCTGATATATATTCTCGTTTCTTTCTTTCTTGGTTTTGCTTGTGTTCAATATTAGATAAGATTTCAAAAACTATTTCATCTGTTAATTGCATAAATTCCCTTATGATATTTCAATTCTATTCAACGGTCTTAAAGTAATATTATCAACATTCCAACACCAATAGCCTAAAGCATCTGAAATGTGAGTCAAAGAGGAATCACTCTTTTTATCTATCTCGTTATTTTTCCATGAAACCTTTTCTAAATCAGCAATTAATTTTCTACAACGTGGATCAATAACAATTTTTTGCTCAAATAATAGTCTATTTATATTGTTCACTCGGTCAAATACAATCGGATTTCTAGTGGATTGTATTCTAAATCCATCTTGTCTCAAAATTTCATGGTCCGATCTTCCAGAAGTTTTTCTATTGCTACCAGTTGAGTCAGGGTAAATTGTAGCACCTTTAAACCCTCTTCTTTGAAGCTCTTGGCTCATCTTATAAGTATCCGAGTTTTCCATATAAATTTCATCAACAATATAAAACTTTTTATTAATGTAATACCCGACTACTGCTGTCATAGGATTAACGTTAAAATCCATTCCAACGGCAACTTGCCCTTGATGGAATGAATCATCTACAATTTTTACATTCTTTTCTCTGTCAAAAGAATAATATACGGCTCCGTCTGAATCATCTTGAAATTCGCCTAATTCAAATCTCTTTCTTTGATTCTCAGGCATTTTAGAAAGTATCTCTGTGATATAATCTTGGTCAATATTCTCTAAGTTATCTTTAGGGTTCATCAACATCGAAGCATAAGAGCTATTATCTATGGCATTATTTTCTTCTGGATCAATGCCTTTAATAAATAACCAATAAGACCAATGTCTTTTAGTAGGTGGATTTTCGTCGTAATAGACTTTTTTAGTAAGACCATTTTTTTCTGCTAAACGAGTAAGTGCAACTTGTATTGAAGAGTAAGAAATCTGTGAGCACTCATTAAAATAAATTGTAGTGTATTCTTTCCCTAAAATCTTCTCAACTCTTTCAGCATCGTCCAAACCTGCTATCCAGATTTCAGAACCATTTGGAAAATTTATATAGAAGTCAGTTTTAGACCAAGAAACTTTCAATTGAGGGAAGCATATAGAAAGAACTTTAGGCAAAGTATCCATCCAAATAGATGTTTTTGCATGATTGAATTTATCTCTTAAAATTATGTGCCTTGATTTTTCTTTACATGCTCGTATGACTATAGACCTTACAAGTATTAAAGTTTTTCCACTTCTTGAGCCACCATACAGCATAATATGTCTATGCGAGCCACTAAGTAGCCTTACTGCTTTATCTTGAATTTTTGTTTTCTTAAAGATTTGAGTCATCTTTATCAATTATAATAGCGACTTCTGATTTGGCTAAAACATCTTGCTTATCTGATTGACCTAATTCATTCTTACCTAGCCAAATTAACATTGAAACATTTCCTGCCATTGCAACATCATATTGTTTCTTTAATAAATTAATTCTTAATGGCTCTTTCTTTTGTTGTTTATATTCAGAAAAACTTAAGCCTGTTTTTTCTTTAATTTTATAAGCTAAAGCATCAACACTTATGCCTAATCTTTCAGCACAGTAAGCTTCATTGGACCAAACAACAAGAGCATCTAACTGCTGCCAGCCATCGAATTTAATATCTTCTAAATCTTTTCTAGGTCTTCCACCTTTATTTTTTTCTGGCATCGAAAATCCTTTTATATCCAACTTCATTAACAAAAACTTTTTCTATTTTAATTAAAGTATTTGATTTATCGCTTGATAGCATTGATCTTTTTTCAAAATTAGAAATACATTTAAACCTTTCATCTTTAACTTGATACTCAGATATAAAAACAGCTTCTTTATTATTAGCTGCCCAATCAAGAAATTCTTTCCTATTAAATGAGTTATTTTTATCGTAAGAAGCAGTTGATTCATATGGTATATCACAGTAAATTACTGAATTTTCTTTTATTGGAACATCGATATAACTTCCAGTATAAAATTCGAGTCGTTCGAGTTGTTGGAGTTGTTGGAGTTGTTGGAGTCGTTCGAGTTGTTCGAGTCGTTCTCCTTTGCCATTAATCCTTAATCTATTTTTTAAATGTAATCTTTTTTGAATAATGGTAAACCCATTAGGGAAACTACTAACTCCAAATATCTTAGTCGCAAATTCATTAAATTCATTAAAGACAATAGCATTATGTAGGCTTTTTTTTTGAAATTCAATATCTTTTCCGAAAAGATAATTTTTGCCATTATTTCCAAAAGACCAGATGAGTTTTACAAATATGTCACTATTAACTCTTTTCTTAAACTCATCACTAGAAATCCAATCTGGTTTAAATTTATCATAATTATACTTTCCATTAATTGCATCTTTTACTAATTCGCAAACACCTTCACGTATCTCGTTAAAATGTAATTGTTTAAAATCTTTACATCTATGTTTTAACATGAAGTGAGATATTGAAAAACCACCACCGAATAAGTCGTAAAAGTTTTCAGCGTTAGGAAATAACCTACAAACTTGCTCGCATATCTTTGATTTTGATCCCATGTAAGGAATGCCAAAGTTCATTTAATTTTTACCAAGTAACCACGATGAGTGAGGTCATCGTGTATGTCCATCATTTCCATGTCATTTGGAAATTGAATCTCGAGCAAAAACTTCTTATTCATGTCTTCTCTCAGTTCTTCTCCCATTTCAAAATCAGCAATAGGCTCGATGTTAAATTTATCAATTCCTAAAAGTTCTAAATTTAAATCAGGAATTTCTTCAAGTGCTAAGTGGACAGATTGTTTGTCTAATTGGCTCCATCTCGCTATCTCATTATCTGCAGTTAAACATTGATATTCTTCCGCTTCACTTTCAAAATCTTGATAATCAATTGGCAATTTAGTTAACCCAAGTTTTAAAGCAGCCTCTAGTCTCCCATGTCCTGCCACAATAAAGCCTGAGCGATTAGAAACTACTAAAGCATTTCTAAATCCATGTGCCTTAATGAGCTTACAAAGTTCTTCTATCTGCTCAATTGAATGTCGATTATTATTTCTTGGATTTGGTACTATCTTCTCAATAGGAACCAAAGCATCATAAGCGCAATCTATCTTCATAATTCACCTAGACAAATAATAATATCTTCATGCTTTCTATCTGAAATGTATTTAACGCCATGCTCATAATCTATAAAATACCAACCAAACATTTTTTGAATAACAAATAGCCTGTCTTTTTCAGTATGGTAATAAACATGATTTGATTTGAATTCCATATAACTATCTTATTTTGCATTGCTATTAAAGTCAAACACCACCAGAAAACACGATCAAGGATTAACTAGTGACGTTTGATATCTTCAAATGGGAGTTTGTTGATAATTATTTTTATAATTCTTGAGTTGATTTGACAAGTTTAATTGATCGATCTCTAAATTTATTATGAAAAACTTGCTTTCTAAACATCTTTTCATAGGGGTGCAAATCTCTAAAAATATAAGAAAGCTCTGTCTGGACAATTGAAAGCTCTACTTGTAAATTATTTAGCCTTTCTCTTTCTTTTTCATCTGGTTGATAAAGAGTACTTAAAAACTTGACGTTCATTTGAATTTTTTAGCTATCTGACAAAACAACCATTGCGATTCGTAACAAGATGTTTCATCATTGTCTAAGTCTGGTTTTATCCCCATTTTCTTAAACATATAATTTACAGCGTGACCTACTTCGTGGACCAATCTTCCAAGGGAGGCAATTTTAAATTCTGTTGTTTCAAACCAAAGAAAGATAACTCCATCGATCACAAAGACTAAAGCTGAGCAGTTTTCTATTTCAACGCCCATAGAATACTTATTAACGTAAAGCCATTGATTAACTTGTGAATTAGTCCAGTTATTGAACATAATAAAAGTTTGAGGATAAACAGGGTGATTAAAAGAGTATGGCTTCATAAACACCAATTAAATGAGAAAAACTTAATTGTTTGTCTTAATTAAATGGTATCAGAAATAATAGTTAAGGCAGCGTGTAATCTTTCTAACAATTAATCTTTCTTATGTGAGTGTTTTTTTACTTAAGCGAGGCTACTTGAAAGTGACGTTACACTTTCGTTTCACTTGTCTTAGCTTCATTAGCTACATCTTAATTCTGGATATTTTGCTTTTTGAGAATAGCAAGCTCATCTTAGTGATGGTTAAATCTCTAAGTTTAATCCTCGTACTCTTCCTGCGTTTATGCGCTTCCTTCAACATGACTTGAAATTAAGAGAGTAGTAAACCTGAATCTTTTCGCTTAAAGCAAGCTAGGACTATATTCCCAATTCAGTGATTTATTTCTAATTAGTAAAATCTTAAACTAGAGTCTCATTGATTTGCTTCCGTCAAATGAGCAACCCATTAGGTTTGAATCATCAGCTTGCAGCGACTATTGCCGATAACTTGGGAGAGCCTAATCCCCTGCCGCTACGAGAAATTAATTATAACTTAACTTAAGATTTGTAAATATTATTTTATTTATACTAATTTACTTTAATTTTGGATAATTTTGATTTAGAAAGTTAAAACATTTTTTAATTGGAGTCGTTTTGAGCAGTGCATACAAAGACCATTTAACACCTGAACAGCTTGATAATTTTGATTATAGAAATGCCACTAGTTTTCATATTTTGACTGACATTGTTGAAATGCTGATTCGTGATACTGCTGCGTTATATTCTAAGGCAGTCACTAAAGATGCTCAGAAAGCTATAGCAAGCAAGCTTGTCAGCACAGGATACCGTTATTCAGCGATCAAATCAGGTTTAAATCGTCTAGCTGAAACAACTCAATACTTTCCAAGCTATTCAGAAATCGTTGCTTCTGTGCGCCTTTTTATGCCTCAAGAGGATACTCGAAAGACATCTGATACGGTTTACGAAAGAGAGCAAGAGAAGTTTGAAAAACTTAAAGGGGAGATGATCCGTCTATTGGGGCAGGAAGGCATTGAAAAGTACCTTAAATGGCATTTAAAGCATGTTTTTGAACTTCCCTACTTGCCTGAGCATGAGAAGTTTTTAAAATGTGCAATATTTGACTGGTTCGATGCTGGTATGGGTAATGATTTTGAGAAGATTAAAGCTATTGGAAAGGATAAATTATTAAAATTACAGCAAAGGTAAAATAAATTGATTAAACTGCTCAATTATATTTACATTGTTTAATTATTAATATATAATTGGTTTAATAACAAAACATAGGAGCTTACATGAATACATTAGAAATCAAAGATTTTTTAATTAATAAAGCTGTAAATATAATGAATTTTGATGAGCTAAATATTTACATCACTCAACTAAAAATGATGTCTGTTCATGATCTTTTCAGAGAGTACTCGAATTTTTTAGATCATGGGTTTTAAAATGAAAATTAAAATAAAAGATTTAGTTATGTTATCTCTTAAAGCAAAAGAAATAGTAAAAGATATTGAGTTACTAGTTAAATCAAACTCATGGAGCTATAGAGATTCTTTAGTATTTGATTATTCAGAAGCATCTGAAGATGCAATTAAATACCTTGATATCGCTTGGCAACAAAGATTAGCGAAGGACAGTAAATGAAGAATTGGATTGAAGATTTTGACGAAGATGGGAATGGTGTTAATGGTAGATATGAATGCAAAGATCATGACGTTGAAAATTGCCCAATATGCACAGATATTTTCATCGAGAAGCCAATCTCAGGAATTGCAGGTAAACGAACACAGTTAGACGAACTATTAGAAAATATGATTAAGGGGAATAGAAATGCAAAACATAAGTAAATCATTAGTAAAGTTTCAAAGTGAGTTAAAGCCAGCAGGGAAGGATTCAGTTAACCCCTTCTTTAAGAGTAACTATTTATCTCTCTCAGGTATCCTTGACCATGTTTTGCCCATCTTAACAAGCAATGGACTATCTATTGTACAGCCAATGAAGATTTTAGATGGTCAGACCGTATTAATAACTAAGCTTATTCACATTTCAGGAGAATTTATTGAATCTGAGATGATCCTCCCTAGTCATTCGGACCCCCAAAAATATGGGTCATTAATTACATATTACAAAAGGTATCAATTACAAGCTCTACTCGGCATCTCTACTAGCGAAGAAGACACTGATGGGCAAGACCTGGTACAAAAACAACCTAATAACGAACTGACAAAACCACCAAAAGTAAATAGCGGTAACTTAGCTACTCAAGCGCAAGTTAATGCACTTAAAAAGAAATACCCAATGACTGATGAAGAAATCAGAAAGATTTTTCCTAAGTTTGAAGGTTGGGATAAACTAGCTTTTGAGCAAGTCAATTCTATGTTCGAGTTTAAAAAATGATCAGATTAATTTTTGAGGTATTTTTAACTTTAATTTCATGTTTTATAGGTTTTGTTATTTCACAAATTTTTATAGAAAAGATTTTGTTAATTTATCCTCAATGGTCTTATAGATGAATTATTTAGTGGTTGATTGCGAAACAACGGGTATCCATGTAACTGATAACGAGATTCTTACTTTGTACGCAATTAAATTGACCAAAAACTTAGAAGTCATTGACCAAAAATATTTTACTTTTAAAACTGAAAGATGGATTGAAAGATATTACGATGCTGTTCAGATTCATGGCATTACAAAAGAAGCTTGTATGCAATTTAAAGATAAGAATGAATCTCTTCTAGAGTTAATAAATTGGATTGGTGAAAAACATATACTCGTTTGTCATTCTAAAAAGCAGAATGACAAAGGATTTTTTGCTTATGATGGGGCTATGTTAAATTGGGAAATGCTTGGCGCAAATTTAATTTGGGAGTGGAGAAAAGTTATTTTTTCAAAAGTTATTTCCACTCATTGTTTAGCTCAAAAATTAAATAAATCAGGAAAACTTGGAATTGCTGCCACAAAAAAAGATGGTGGGAAAGTGGCAAGAGTTTCTTTATCTCTTAATTCTTTGTGTGATCATTTTAAAATTAACTTAAAACATCACGATGCTCGCTCAGATACTGAAGCATGTATGCAATTATTTAAAAAGTTAATTGAAATAGACAAGGATATTACTTATGACTTCATATGATTGGACAATGCTAAAAAGTTTTTTATCAGGTTGTTTTGTTACATTTTTTTTAATAAAAAAAGACAAAAGAATAAAGCAAATTGAGCTTATAAGAAGGATTAAAAAATGAGAGTAACAGCAAGTAGAATAGTTGATAGAAAGTTTAGATACATGGCAGAGACAATCGCTCTAGCTAGATATACTGCTGGTGCTTCTCAAGATTCTGTTGCAACTGCCCTAGGGTTTAAGTGCTCTCAATTTATTTCAAATTGTGAGCGTGGCTTGGCATCTATACCACCTGAAAAATTTGTAAAACTATCTACATTTTTAGATTTCCCTATACACAAATTGATTGAAGCTGATTTAAAAGATAGAAGAAACTTTTTAGAAAAAATTACAAGTAAAGAGCAGGTACAAAATGAACATAACAAAAATGATCTTAGATAATTGGGGCGTTGATTGGCTCAGATGCGGCATACATTATAAAATATTAATAAGAGATAATTATAAGAATCGCATTTTACAAAGAATAAAAAATGCAAAGAGAAAGGAAAAATTAAAATTATCAGGACTGGCAGAAATAAACTTACCGAAAAAGAACTAGAAAGAATCAAAGACTGCATCCGTGTTGGTATGCCTGTCAGTGATATTGCCAAGAGATTTGGGACAGGGAAGAAAATAATTCAGGATATTAAATTAGGAGTTAGGAAATGATTATACACACATGTCCAGAATATAGGCTAAACCTCGATGGTGAATGTTTGATTTGTAAATTAGAAAAACATTGTGACGAATTAGAAGAAGAAAATCTGTACCTCCAAGACAGGGTTAATTTCCTCGATTCGTTAATTGAACATGGAGTAGATAATTGGAGTGGATACAGTGAATCTTATAAAGAATACAAATTAAATAAGGCAATGGAGATAAAATGAGATTAATAGAATTTAATACAGTATTTAAAAAGAATGGGAATGAACCATACTCAATATGGGGTCACTTTTTAATTAATTCAGAACAAATAAAATGCTTCCAAAGAAATGATGATTTAACGTATAAGATGCAATTTATCGGGGATACATATCAGGACTATGTTCTAATTACATATGAAACATTAGCTGATATTAAGAAGCAATTACAGCTCACTATCCTACCCATAGATAATTCAAGAAATGAAATTATTAGATTAAGAAAAGACATTGAGGAAACATTTCTTGGATTTACTGGGAAGGATGGATACGAAACAGTCAATGATTTCTTCGTTAGAAATAATTTACCCTATAGGGGAATGTTTACATGAAACATACAATGAACAGTCTGCGTGAGCATTATTTAACGATAAGAACTAATCGACATTCTGACTCTGAATTTATTCATGGAATAGAATGCGGATATGACAGAGGTTTTGAAGATGTATAAAATTATATAAAAAAATTGAAAATTCATGTAATTTTATATAAAAAACTGCGCCTTTTTTAAGGGCGCAGCCAACAAGTGGTATCAACGCTATCAATCATCCATGATTGACTATATTAGTTTAATTCTAAATGGCATTAAATAGCAAATTAGACAGGTCTTAATGATTCTTTCATACTTATCATGTTCTTTTTATTTTGAAAATTAGCTCCGCAATTACTACATTTATATCTTATGAACTTTCCTTGGTTGGTTACATTGTATCCATTTTCCTTAAAATCATCTGACCCACATTGGCAGATATTAACTCCATCTTGAAAAGCTGAAAAATTAATAGATTTATCCCAAGCGATTAGTTTATTATAAACTTCTTCCAGAACTATCACATCTTGCTTATTATAAAGCTCCATTTCCTTGTAAGCTAGTTTGTTTCTTTTTAAAAATTCCATCCAAAGAGAAAACCCTTCAAATTTTCTTTTAGTCATTTTTTTCTTTTTAGTTAATTTGCTGGCAAGGTATTCAAGTTTATTTGAAGTGAAAGAGAATTTTGATTTAGCTATGTTTAGCGTGTCTATTTGTCTATATGGGCTAGGTGGTTTTAATTTATTTATAATAAATCTTGCATTTAATTTTTTAACGTCAAACCTTTTAGAGTTATGACCTATTACAATATCTGCCTCATCTAGAAACTTATGGGCAAATTTACATATTTTTAAATCATTAGACAGTTCTTCTTCATTTCTTCCATCGATATAAAAAACTTCTTTTTCACCTAACCACTTACAAGCGAATGATAATAGATGCCATTCTTCTTTAAGTTGATTTAACCCAACGTTTTGATCAAATAAGCCCCATATAAAGCCCAATGATGGAGCAGTTTCTATATCTAATAAAAGAATTTTCGGTTTTTTAGATGATTTAAAATGAGAAAACTTGTGGTGTTTTAGCCCAGCTGCATCAATTAACTTAGAAAACTTTATTCTTCTTAGAGCATTTGAGTTCCCATATTTGTCTATAAACTCGTATGAGGTAGGAGTTCTACCAAGCTCTAAGGCTAAGTCTTTTAGATACTTCACTAATTCGTGGAGTTTTTCCTTATCACTCATGTATTTATGATACACATATAGGCAAAATTTACCTAGTATTAATACATGATCAAAATACCAATGAAAGCTTTAAGTTTAAATAATGCAAAAACATTCTCTTTTAAGTCTAAAAGATTTCATAAAAAGAAATCTACTTATAATTATGAATCAGAATTTAGTAATTATTTAACTAATCAAAGTGAAGAAATAAAGAAGGTTGCCTTAAGTTATTCGAATGAAAAATATTTTAAATTAGAAGCATACTTTTACATGAAAGAATTCTATACAAAAGACAAAAGAATATCCGCTCGATCAGGCGATTTGGATAACTGTTTAAAAATCAGTATCGACTTGATTTTTAAGTTTCTTAAAAAGTTTAATGACAAGATAGATGATAAACAGATTTGTTCCATAGTTTGCGATAAAATTCCAAGCGATAATGATTGTATGGTTTTCCATATTACTTCTCATTCTTTATCTTCTTTAAAGCTGCAATAGTTTTTAAAATAGCTTTAACTTTAACGTGATTCTCTTCCACTAAAGCAACACTCAGGTCTTCTTCAAGTTTAGCGATTGTATCTGTTATTTTTTTCTTTTTGGGAGATAATTTCAAGTCTAACATCATTCCAAAATTCTACCACATGAGGATATTCTTTAAGAGTAAAACCTATCATTAAATGACAAGTTTTTAAATCAGGCTCTTTCCACGAATTACCAATAGCCCCTAAATGGTCTTTTGAAAATTCGTATTTTCTACACCAGCAAGATGACTTATTAGCATCGATCGTATCTTTATCTATGTAAGATAAATCAATTGAGCATTGAGTAGTTATTAAGGGCTGCGTTGTGCAGCTATTAAGGAAGATTATTAAAAGTATTAGAGCTAGGCTTTTCTTCATATTCTTTTACTGCTTTAATTGTAGCAGCCTCTTTTTCTTTTCTTAATTGTCTAATTTTATAAGAATTAACAAGCATGAAAACGGCATCCTTAAGTAAAGGAATAACTATTTCAGCTATCAAATATTTAAGGATGCTCGCCATAAAAACCTCTTAAGGATTAATTTTTTCAATTTCTTTTAATGCGTGTTCTTTGATCATTGGAATAAATGCAATAGCTACATCATCGTACTTATTTTCTGAAGCAATAATTGACTCTTCAAGCCATTCAAAAACAGCTTCAGCAACTTGTTTTGCCGCTTCTTCTGCTACTGGCATCCCTTTTCCTTTTAACTTTTCTACTAGTGAATCAATTTCATAAGACATAATATCTCCTAAGATAAATATAAATCTCTTTCTGCTTTCCTTCTTCTTTGAAGACCATTAGAGATTTGTTTGTTTCCATTATTGTCAGTGTATTTTACATAAAGCAAAAGACTGCCTGCGATAAGCTTATGGTCTCTTTTTTTAAGAGCTTCGTTTACACTTCTTCCTTCTTTTATTATTGGTCCTATTCCTAAATTGTAAGAGAAGCATACTAAGGCTGAAAACTGATTTTCATTTAATTTTAAGTGTATTGAATCTAAAAACTTTCCAATTTTATTTGATATTATTTCAACATGAAAATTAAGTAGATCATAAGCCAGTATTTTATTTATGGCGCTATCCTTAAGAGTAACAGGGGAGCCATCTTTGTAAGTTGTGCTGCCTATGCCAATTGTAGGCACTCCCCTTTGACATAGATATGGGTTAGGAGAAAACCCTTCAAATAATTCGATTAATTCTAACCCCTGCTTATTAATCATTTACACGCTCTTAAGATTTTTTGGTTGTCTCTATACTGGTTAATGGCCATTTCACATAAAACTGTTTTAATAGTTTCATCATTTTCTTTTAGATTAATAACGTCTGCTTGAACTACAGGAAAAGAAATCCAGCATATATAAAAAATGTGGAAAAAACCGCCAAAGAATAAAGTTAAAAATATTTCAATTAAGTTATCTTTAATCTTATCCTTTATATTTTTCATTTGAAGTTTTGACTTACATCATTTACAAATTTAGCTTCTTTGCAAGCTTCACCTTTGTATTCTATGTTTTTACATTGAATGTCTGAAATTGTTACGGAAGACATTTTAGCAACGAAGAATCCGAAAAAAATAGCAATAATCATTTTATCCCCTATGTAAGTTCAATATATTCTTCTACTTTATATTTACCACCATCTAAAACTGTCCCAGATTTAACCCAAAAATCAGTCAAAAAACCGCAGTAAACTGTGGCAGAAATAGTGATATTATCACCACCGCCACCTGCTGAAGTAGCAGAAACGTATATTTGTGAAGCTGTTATTGAATTTGATGTCATTGTTCCAGACGAAGTTCTAGATGCTACTGAAACACTAGCCCCGCCATTCCCATCCGCTACACCATAAGAAAATGATCCTGTAGTAAAAGATATATTACCAGATGCTGTTATATAAACAGTCCCGAAACATGATGCTATTTGTGTGGCTGTTCCAGAACCCGACTTAGACGCTGTCATTCCAAAAGAATGGTATTGCTGAACGCCATCTATAATTAAATACGGAGTGATGGGAGTTACTTTAGCATAATGACCACTCGGGATTGTATAAGAACTAGTCTTTGTATATCTAGCTACTGGGTTATTATCAAAAGGTACTATCAAAGGAGCTGTCATATTTCACCCACCAAAAATATATGGCATTTGACTAGAGTTGATGGAATTGATGTTAAATCAACTTTTAAAATATCCCCTTCAACTATATCTTTAAGCCCATTATCAAATATTGCATTCGTTGATTCTGTATAATTTGAAGATACTGGAAAATTAACGCTAGGTTTAGTTGTGAAGACGCTAGTATAACTATGGCTTGGTGGCACAGTTAGCTTTTTAATATCTAATTCTAGCACTCCCGAAGCGCCAGAAACATCATAAACCATTATTTTACAGCTAGTTAATGTAAAATTAAGAGGTGATTTCCAGATTGTTAATCCTGTAATAGTTGAGGCTGCCCCTGCTGAATAAATAGGAAAATCAAAAACTACAACTTTCTGGGTTATAGTTTCAATATTAGCTATTCTTGATTCATGATCAGAAGCATTTGAAATATTTGTATTCCAATCTTCATATTTTATTGAGTCACCAATAGCTTTTGTGGTTTGTGATATATATGCCATACTTAAGTAATTATATTCGCTTTATCCGTGAAGTCCAAGCCTAAAACAAGTCCATCTGAATCAGTTAGAAAACCATTCAAAACTTTCTCTTCATCTGTAGCTGAAGAATAGTTGACATCATTTTCTGATAGGTTAAAAGCCTTACCCCAAATGTTGCCAAGATCATCTAAATTAACATTTACTGAAGTCCCACTTTTTTTAACAGAATTAACTATAGCTGTTTTGTAATTAAGTTGCGTTGTCTTGCCTTTGAATAGGCGATTGAAATTGACTGTTATTTTATCATTTAACTGGGTATTAATTAAATTCAATTTACTACTTATGCTAATTTGTGTTTTTCCCTGTGAATTAATTAATGCATACCTTTGACATATAGCACCAGCATCATCTTCATTATACAGATAAACATTTTCAACTCTAGAGCGGTTAACTTCTAGGTAGTTTTCAGTGAAAGAATTAACGTGCGACTTATAATAAGAGCTTTCTTTCATTGATGTTACATCAATGTCTATATGTTTATAAGCGCAGATAAATTCGCTTACTAGATTTGAATTATCGTTAGCAACTTCCCAGCTAATAATATCATCATCTTTGAGTTTTAACATATTTTGTGGTTTATTTGCTTCGATTAAAGAAAACTCAATTTCAAACGAGTCATTGTTAAAGAGTGAGCCTAGAACTGACTTATTGACTGAATCAATTAAATCTTTGCACGACATTACTGATTCTTTTAATGGAACTTTTAAAGAGATTAGAGCGGTGTTTTTTGAAAATGAATCTATATTAATTTCAGAGTCTAGGCTCACATCTTTTAAAGCATCTTTAATCACTTGAGGGGCTGTTTTTATCCACACTCCGTCTTCTGTTCCATCTTCTGTTTTACCATAGCAATCTAGTAAAATAATTGAATCATCTTGGAAATATTTAACATTTTTCTTAACGCCTGTTTCAGTTGTTGTTGTGTCAGAAAAAGGAATCCTTAATGTAATTTGAGTAGGTGAATCAATTGATAAAATTTCATACCACATACTTGTCGAACTTGGTTTAATCCAATCTCTGGAAGAAAAATCTGTATCAAAAGAAGTGTCTGTGCCAGTGACTATTCTAGAAGTATCTGTGAATGTTGCTGATCCAATAAATGGGAATTCTCTAGTAATATTAAACTCAGCTAGAGGATTAAATTCTATACATGATCCAAAAAATTCATTAACTAAATCATAATCTCTGAAAACTACATAACTTTTAAGTGATTCTTTAACGTCTTGTATTGGGTATTTATAGGCTGTATCACCTACTGATGGAGTTGAATTCAAATTAGCTTCTAGGACTATTAAATTTCCAGATAATCTTCTAATGGTTGATTGCTCTCCATTGATGATAACTAAATCACCCGCATAAAAGTCTTCTATAGTATTAACTTCTACCCTGTTATTTGCTATTACATTAGTTATTTGGCATTGAATTTTTTTTAGATCATGGTGAGCTATTAACCACTTTCTATTTTTTAATCTATAATTTATTTTTGGCGATACTTTAAATGCAGAATTTGGAACGTTTTCCTCTAATTTAGACGAAACAATTAAATTATTGTTGCCTGTTATTGATTCAATTTTATAAGTTTTCTCGCCTATTAATATGTCATCATCTGGTGAGCATTCAGCTAGAAAAAAAGTTCCTACCCCTATTAAATTTTTCTGATTTGCTTCACCTGATATTGTTCCACTTCCAGTATAGCCAGTTAAAATATTGTCTAATGGGGCTACTTTAAGCCCTGCAACTCTTCCATAAATTCTTCTTTTGTAAGTTCCAATTTGAGAATCAGGGTAATCACCTTCCGTTCCATCGAACTTCGGTATAGCCAAATCATATTCAAGCTTTGCCATAAAATCATACAAATCAAAAGAAACTGAACTTATAGAAAAAGACTTACCTTTTATAAAACCTTTATAAATTAATTTAGCTTGGTTTATGGGAATTCGTGGAGACCATGAATAAATCTTAACCATTTGATTTTCAAAATTCATACGATCAAAAATTTCATCAAAGTACCCATCTGAATTTAATAGGCTTAAACTTCCTTGACCTTGTAAAGCTGTGCCCATTTGCTCGCTGTCTAAATCATGACCGAATGAAGAAGTCCCAGACAATCTGCCTTCAAACGGAATGTCAAAACCACTATCTAAATCATAAGGTAAAATGAAATCACCAGTTGAAAATGGAAGTTCATATTTAATTTTTACATTTGATAAATCAGAATCAATGTATAGAGTTTTCTCAGTTGATTCATAAAACCATTTGTTATATGAAATAGAAGCAATTGAAGATGTTTTGGATAATTCAGAATTACTTGAATAAACTTTTATAGGATTAAAATCTAATTCTTTTTTATAAATAGAACCATCGTAAACAGTAAATCCTTTTAAGTTCTCATTACATTGTATTAATGCAATAACAACTTTTTCACTTACTGGTTTATTTTTATAGTTCTCAAAATTCATCGTTAATATCCGAATTTTTTAGTGAATAATTTCGTTAA